GCCGGGTGCGGGTCGAGGACACGTTCACGCCACGCAAGTACCTGCACCACGCCGGCAACCTGCTCGGCTTCTGCCACGGCCACCGGGCCAAAAAGCGGCTGCCGCAGCTCATGGCGCTCGAGGCGGCGGAATTGTGGAGCCAGTGCCCCTACCGCGAGATCCACACCGGGCACTACCACCAGCAATCCGCCGAGTGGAGTCGGCCGATCGAGACGATCGACGGCGTGCTCGTGCGGGTGGCCCCGGCCCTGTGTCCGCCGGACGAGTGGCACGCACAGCAGGGCTTCGTGGGCAACAGGCAGGCGATGGAGTTGTTCGTGTACGAGCGCGGCGGCGGGCTGTCGAGCATGCACGTATCTGGACCACCACCAGGAGGACGACGGTGACACTGGACGAGGAGAACGCTGCCCTGCGGGCGGCCGTGACGGCACGACACGAGGGCATGGCAGCGTCGCTGGCGGGCTGTCCGCCGGCGCAGGCCGCGGCGGCGAGCGTGCTGTCGGACCCGGCGACCTGTTGCGACGGCGGCCGCACGATCCCGGTGGACTACATCCTGCGAGGCGAGGCCGAGCTGCGTGCGGCGGCCGCCGGCTGGAAGCAGACAGTCGAGGACGCCAAGCCGGCACGGCTCGCACGCGAGGCTTCGCTGCGCCCGGGCTCCGCCGAGTTTCTCGCCGTGCTCGACGAGCTGCGTGATCTGCACCTGCGCAAGACGCTCGATTACGGCGTCGACGAGGACGCGCTTTCAAACATTCGCACGAGCGCCGACTACGTGCACGTGCCGGCGTGGGCGGGATGCGTGATCAGGCTGGCCGACAAGATGCACCGCCTGCGGGCCTACTTTCGCCGTGGGAAGGTCGAGTTTGACGGCATCCCTGACACCCTTCTCGATATGGCCGCCTACAGCATCATCGCCCTGGTTCTGTACCGCGAGTCCGAGCGTCCATAACCCCTGCCGACTGACCGCCGTCCTGCCGTACCGTGACGGCATGGAGGACGGCAGCGTGATCGCGCACTACAGGCACCGCAGCGGCCAACGCGAGGCGATCCCGTCGCCGTCCGACGCTCTGTCGCTGGCCGCGGTCTACACGCCGACGCAGCAGACGTGGGGCAAGCTCACGAGCAAGAAGCCCCCCCGATTGTCGCCCGAGGACATCGCCCTCGCCGCGTTCCGTCTTGGCGTAAAGCCGTCGGTCGCCCGTCAGGCCATCGAGATGGGGCTTTTCGATGGCTGACACACTGACCGCGACGATGCGGACCGTGATGATCTGGGACCGCACGGTCGACCAGGACATCGGCACGACCGTGTCGGCGCAGACCGACCAGAACACGTACGCCATCACCGACGGCAGCGGCAGCCGGCAGGCGGACCTGGTCTACGCCGCCAACCGCACGATCGCCGCCAACACGCTCGAAGAGATTGACCTGCGAGCGATCACGCAGACCACGCTCGGCGTGACCGTGAACTACGACTTCCGCCAGCTGCGGCTGGTGCGCGTGGTCAACACCGAGACGACCAGCGGCCGCAAAATCCGCGTCGGCTGCGATCCCGGCCGGCCGAGCGTCGCCTACGCGTCCGAGATCGGGCCGGGCTCGGAGTGGTTCACAATCAATCACGTCAACGCCTGGCCGGTCACGTCGACCAACCAGCTCATGTACATCGCCAACCCCAACGCCGCGGCGGTGACGTACTCGCTCTGGCTCGTCGGCACCTCAGTGGCACCCACCTGATGCCGCCCGTCCTCACCATCACCGGGCAGCTGCGTCTCGCGGCGTCATGGGTCGACGACCTGACGCTGACGACCGTCACCGACTCTGCGTCGGTGCTGCAGACGCTGTCACTCGCCAACGGCACCGGCGCCGGCCAGGTAAACGGCTACTGGCGCGACGTGCGCACCGTCGGCATCTCGGCCACCGACACAATCAACACGACGGCGTTGCCGCTATCGGTCTTTGGCACGGCCGGCACGCTCAACTTGGCGAGCGTCAAGTTGATCTACGTCCGCAACCAGTCGTCGACGGTCACGCTGACCTACGACATCGCCGGCACCAACTGCGGGATGCCGCCGGGTGCGGTGTTTTTGTGGACCGCCGGAACCGCGCCGACCAACAAGTGGTTCGACAGCGGCAACATCGTCATCGAAGGCGGAGCGGCGTCCGCCACGTACGAGATCGTCCTGGCAGGAGTGAAGGCATGATCTCCGACGCACCGGTCATGGCCGCAGGCGGCGAGGCCACGCTGATGGCGCAGGTCGCCGCGTTCCTCGAGGTCGCCAAGGCCAAGGCCGCCGGCGGCATCACGTGGGCCGAGTTTGGCGAGCTGCTCGTGGCTCTCCTGCGGCTGTCGGTCGAGACGCTCGACGCCGTGCTCGGCATGAGCGGTGCCCAGAAAAAGGCGCTAGTGCTCGAGGCCGTTGCCGCGCTCTTCGACCAGCTGGCGGACAAGGCAGTGCCGGTCGTCGTCTGGCCGGTCTGGATTCTCGCCCGACCCGCCATCCGGGCGCTCGTGCTGGCGATCGCCAGCGGTGCCATCGAGATCGTCCTACCGCTCACGAGGGCCGCCGAATGATGCCGCTCCTGCTCGTCGCCGTGGCCGCCGTGGCGCTCGCCTGGCCGTGGATTCAGGCCCACTACCACGAGTGGCGGTGGCCGCAGCTCGACAGCCGCCACCTGGCCGCAGCCGCGCTCGTCGCCGCGGCCGCGTGGTCGTACGTGGCCAGCTCGCCGGCCACGCCAGCGCCGGCCCCTGCTCCGGACCAGGCGGCGTTCACGCTGCGCGGCAAGTTCGTCGGGCCGGATGCCGCCCGTGACGCGGCGCTCGTCGCCGCCCTGTGCACCGAGCTGGCCAACGAGATCGAGTGGGACGCCAGTCAGCCCGAGCCGCTCATCCGTACCGGCGTGGCGTTCGACGAGTTGCGGGTGAGGTCGCGCGTGCTCCTGTGCCGTGGCGAGTCGCTGGGGGCCAAACACCCGCTCGCGCGTCAGGCGATCGAGGACTACCTGAACACCGTCGCAGGGACCGCAGGAGGCCCGCTCACGCCCGAGCAGAAGGCCAAGTGGGTGGCGGCCTACCGTGAGGTCGCCCGGGTCGCGGAGGCCGCCAGGTGAGCGCACCCAAGCATCCGTGGCGCCTCGTGGCGGCTGCGGCACTGGTCGTCTGGCTCGCTCTCTCATTCTGGTGGGCGGCCGGGGAGGTGCGCCAGCCGGCGATCCTGACCGGATACGTGCCAGACCCAGAGGGAGTCGCCCGGTTCCTCGAGGAGCTGCCCGAGCCCTACTTCGCCCAGGCCGGCGCCGACGCCATGCGTCAGGCGGTGCCGGTCGACACATTCCTGTACCGGCAGATGGACAAGGCGCACCGCGCCCGGTACGGCACGCCGTTCGTCGTTGGCAAGCAAGGAATCGGCGACTGCATAGCCTGGGGCGCGATGCACGCCGTCTACTGCGCCGAGGCCGTGGACTGGGCGACGGGCAAACTGGCCGAGCCGCCCAAGATGCCGTCCAGCGAAGCGATCTACGGCGGTGCCCGGGTCGAGGCGCGCGGGCGCGACGGCTCGGGGCGGTCGCCGGTCGGCGGGTGGAGCGACGGTGCCACCGGCTGGGGAGCGGCACGCTGGCTGCGTGACTGGGGCGTCGTGTACCGCGAGGACGTGCTGGGGCACGACCTGCGGACGTACGACAAGAACCGCGCCAAGTCGTGGGGCGCGTACGGGTGCGGCGGTCAGGGCGACGACGGCAAGCTCGACGCGCGAGCCAAGCGGCATCCGTGCCGGCACGTGGTGGCCATCAAGACATGGCCGGAATTGGTGGCCGCCGTGACCTCGGGCTACCCCGTGACAATCGCCAGCTCGGTCGGATTCAACAGCGGCAACCGCGACGCCGACGGCTTCTGTGCCGCGTCTGGCACGTGGATGCACCAGATGGCCGTCATAGGCCTGCGCGTCGGCGATCGCACCGGTGCGCTCATATGCAACTCATGGGGCAACTACGTGGGCGGTGGAAAGTTCCCGCCTGACCAGCCAGACGGCACGTTCTGGGCGGAGAAGTCTGCCATCCAGCGAATTCTCGCGCAGGGTGACTCCTACGCCATCGGCAGCGTCGACGGTTTCGCGTACCGACAGATCGACAACGGCGACTGGTTTCAGCCTCCACCGCAGGAAAACAAATGACAGACCGCAACAGACTCGTGGCCATGGTCGTGATCGCCGTGGCGGTGGGCTGGTACGCCGGCTCCGGTGCGTCCCACGAGCCCAAGCCGCTCGAGGACCGCCCAGTGCTGCGGTGGATCGCTCGGGCCGCCAAGTCGCTCTTGTGGGTGGCCGTGTTTGTCGAGGAGCCGCCGGCACAGCACGCCGAGATCCGCTCGCACATCGGCTCCGACGGATACGTGGCGGTCGATCACGGACGAGGGTGGTGACACATGTGGCGCTGGATCGTCTGGTTCCTCACGTGGCTGTCCGCAGACCCGGCCGACATCGGCCGCGAGTCGGCACGCGCGGCTGCGTCGATCGCTGCGGCACGGGCCACGATGGTCGTGTCGCCAGATGTGCCGCCCGACCCGGCTCCGCCGGACGGGAAGTGCTGCAGCGACTGCGGCAGCACCGGCGTGATCGTGCACGGCGACGGGCACAAGACGCCATGCCCGTGCCCGGCCTCGTGTACGTGCAAGCGGCCACGAGCGCCGATGCCTGCGGCGTCGCCCACGCCTGGCAAGCCGGCCACGCCATGATGCTGGAGGCTCCCGTGGGCGACGTCGCCGGCATGGACCTGACCTGGCTGCGGGCGGAAGTACGGCACCGCGTGGGCGGCCCTGCCCTGCAGCTGCCCGACGAGGTAGCCGCGATCGTCGACGCCACGCTCGTGCACTGGCCCGAGCGGCACATGGCCGACCTAGCCAGGCGGGCGCAGGCAGCCGGCGCCGGCCGCGAGGCGCTGGACGCTATCGGCGTGATCTCTGCCAAGGTCCGCGAGGTGCTCGAGCTGCGGTGCGAGACCGATGAGGCGGCCGAGGCCGTCAACCTGATCGTGCTGGCCTGCGTCGTCGAGGTTGCAAACCTGTGGTTTGCGTCCACCGAGCACCGGATCGGCATCCGCCGACTGGCGTTTCAGGTCAGGGCGAGGGCGGCCTAGAACGCGCCGCCTGCGGACAGAATGCGAGCGACGAGCAGCAGCAGCTCGAGCCAGACTGTGATCGACATGGTAGCCCTCCTTGGCTGTGGTGTTGTCAGGTGACAACCCAGTCATCGACTGCTGTCACCTGACAACTTGAGTGCGTCGGCTCGGTGCACGAACAGCAGGCCGTCGATGACCACCGACCGCACCCGGCCATCCTCCGCCAGCCGCCGCATCCACTGCCGCGACACGCCGGCCAGCTCGGCGGCGTGGGTGCATGTGACGTAGTCGTCGGTGTCGATCCGCATGGCGTATCAACCTACCGTGCACCTACGCAGTCATGCGACGTTCTGTACCCCCCCCCCCCCGGGGGGGGGGGGGGGGGGGGGGGGGGGGGGGGGGGGGGGGGGGGGGGGGGGGGGGGGGGGGGGGGGGGGGGGGGGGGGGGGGGGGGGGGGC